AGTCAAATGCGAAAAGGCTTGGAAGAAATTAAAGAAGCAAGAAATTGAGAAGATTCTGGAGTCAGTCGATAAGTACGTCCAAGCAAATCCAGACTTGCAGTACAGAAAGAATCCGCTTACTTATCTAAACGGTAAATGTTTTAACGACGAAATTCAAAATTTGAAAAGTCCAGTGAATCAATTAGCTTTGAACGACAAACCTATAATACCAAACGAATGGCAATAAAACTAAATCTAAACGATGTGCACCTAGAGCGTGACATCGTCTCACACTTACTAGCTTATCCTCACCTATTTAGTGAAGCTAATAAATTAGTAAGTGAAGAATCTTTCACAGACGCTTTATTTAAGGCGTCATTCCTTGCGTTTAAGGAACTATTGCTAGAAGATAAGAGAATCACTAGGGCGGATATATTTAGAGTCCTTAAAAGCAAAGAAAAAGAAAAAGGAATTTCGGCTGAATTGGTTTTGAAACTAATGCCTGACCGATTGATCAACCTAGAAGAATCTTGCTATCAGCTAAAAGAGACAGAAGGAAAGAGAAGATTCCACGATTTAGCCTTTAAGATTCAGACTGCAATCCTGGATAACAAGGAAGTCTCTGACTTACAAACGATAATTACCAAGGAGATGGATAGTCTAGAGCGATCAATAGAATCATCTGAGGTCTTTGACATTGCATCAGTCTATGATCAGGTAATAGATAAGCTAGAATCCAACGCTGGGAAGATTAAGTTCTCAGGTATCGACACCGGATCTAGGGATTTAAACTACATCCTAGGAGGGTTTCAGGAAGGCATGACAGTAATCGCTGGGCGTCCAGGTATGGGGAAGACTATAGCAGGACTTCAACACGCTAAGAGTGCAGCGAAATCAGGCAAGCGAGTTTTATTCTTATCACTAGAGATGCCTAAAGAGTCTCTAATGTTTCGCCTTATCAGCTCGGAAAATCACGACTACAAATACAGTGATCTAAAAGCTAACCGAGTGAAGCCAGATGACATACTAAAAATTAGGAACTCAAACGCTTCGATACTTAAATCCTTACCTATCTTCTTTTATGACTCGGATAATAGAGACATAAACTATCTGTCTATGATTCTGACATCTGAAGCGAAGCGGAATAAAATTGACATCGTAGTCATCGACTATCTGCAACTAATTAGAGACAATCAGCTAAAGGACCAGTCAGACTTTGCTCAGGTTTCTTCCGTATCCAATAAGATTCAGAAGCTAACCAGGAAGCTAAAGATTCCGATCATCGCTTTGTCTCAGCTATCTAGGGGAATCGAGGGAAGGTCCTCAAGACTACCACAGCTCTCAGATATTAGAAGCTCTGGGAATGTCGAGCAGGATGCCATCGCTGTGATCGGTTTATATCGCGACGATTACTACAAGTACACAGACGCCAGGGCTAACAATACAGCCAAAGGACCGGACGATAATATCCTAAATTATGTGATTCTAAAAAACAGAGACGGGGAGACTTGCACGATCGATCGATACGTCGATGTGACTACTAATCGGATCGCTGATTCTTACGAGGAGCTCCAAGGGTTTAAGCCGGTCTATCAGGAGAGCGCGATCAATACGATTAATCACACCTTCGAGGAGGCTAAATTTTAAATCAATGAAAGCTAAATCAGAAGTATTTAATATAGATTGTATTGAAGGAATGAAACAGTATTCAGATAAGTATTTTGAGCTTGCTATTGTTGATCCTCCTTATGGAATAAATATAATGAATAGCGGAGGTCATCCAAAAAAATATGGTTTTAAAAATTGGGAAAAAAAAGAATGGGATAATAGTATACCTAATATAAATTATTTTAATGAGCTATTTAGAGT